AGCCAGATTGCGCAGCGCCAGGTGGTTTATGCGTCGCCTGGCGGTGAAGTTTGCGAGTCGATCCATCTGTGCAACACCCAGCGCTCCACTAAACTCCGTGGGTGCAAGGTGGTATCCCAGCCGCGTGTAGGTGTATTTGTGGTCGTAATCACCGCCCCATCTTTGGTTACAAGTGTTGTCGTGACCGGGAAGACAATAACAGTCCCTTCCCCAATCACGGTAGCTGAGTAGTACTCGTTGCAAATGTAGGCTCTGGCATACCACAGCACCGCCTTCCCCAGTGGTGATTTGATGGGCCGGGAAGAAACTATAGGTCGATAGGTCGCCAAACGTGCCTGCAAGTCTTCCATTGTATTCGCTCCCTAAGGCGTCGCAGCAGTCCTCTACCAGGTAGAGATCATACTTTCGGCAGAACGCCAATACCGCATGTAAATCGAACGGGTAGCCCAGCGTATGTGCCAGCACCACCGCCCGCGTCTTGTCTGACAATGCCGCTTCGAGCTGGTCCACATCCACCACCATATGCGGCAGGGTCACATCGACGAACACCGGCACGGCGCCCACTTGCAGGATCGGGTTGACCGTGGTGGGGAAGTTGACCGCCGTGGTGATGACTTCATCGCCCGGCTTGAGTTCGAGCGCCGATACCGCCAGCAGGTTGGCAGAAGAGCCTGAGTTGGTCAGCACGGCATACTTGACGCCCAGGTAGTTCTCCAGCTTATTCTCGAAGCGGGCGCACCACTTCCCGGCGGTGTACCAGTCCGAGTTGGCGACCGCCCGCAGGTTGGCCCTCTCTTCATCGCCGACGATGCGGCCGTGGACAGGAACGATCATGCCAAATACTCCCGATACCACTTGATCGTCTTCCCCAGCCCCTGTTCCAGCGAGTACAGCGGACACCAGCCCAATTCCTGCCGCGCCTTGGTGCTGTCCAGCACCTGGTTGGGGATCTGGCCCCGGCAATCGTTCAGCGTCGTGTAATGCACCGGCGCAGCCATCAGGCGGCAGATGGTCTCGATCACGCTGCGCACGGTGAGTTCTTCGCCGGTGGAGAAGTTGTAAGGCCCGGTGGCGTCCTTCTCGACCAGGGTCAGGTAGGCGTTGACCACATCTTCCACGTAGAACAGATCCCGCGTCTCGTAGCCTGAGCCGTACACTACCGGCGACTGGCCGCGCACGATGCGCCGGATGGTGTTGGGGATGAGCCGGTTCCAGTTCAGATCGCCCCCGCCGTAGATGTTGCCGCAGCGTGAGATGGCGATGTGTAGGCCCTGGGTGCGCAGGTAGGACTGGGCGATCAAGTCCTGGCAGGACTTGGAGCAGTCGTAGGGGTTGCTCCCCTGGAGCGGCATATCTTCGGTGTAGGGCAGGTGGTCACACTCGCCGTAGGCTTTGTCCGAGGAGGCTACGGCGATCTTGGCGTGGGGCTTGACCTGCCGTGCGGCTTCCAGCAGGCTGACGGTGCCCATGATGTTGGTGGCGTAGGCTTCCCTGGGCAGCTCGTTACCGTAGGCGACTATCGCCATCGCCGCCAGGTGGTAGATGATCTCGATATCGTACTCGTTCAGGATACGCTTGAGTAATAGCTCATCCTGCACATCCCCCCGGATGACGTTGCAAGAGCGGGAGAACTGGTACATATCCGGCACGCCATCCCGCACCAGGAGCACCGGGCAGGCGCCGCGCTCCAGGAGCGCCCTGGTCAGCCATTGCCCGACCAGGCCGGTCGCCCCGGTGATGAACACGCGCTTGTCCTGCCAGTTCACGGCTGCACCCAGAACCAGGAACACATCAGATCGGGTACGTCATTCTCCCCCACTTCGCCGACCAGGTAAAGCGGGGTGATCTCGTTTCTCATCACGTACCCATCCACCGCCCGTATAACATCGGCATGGATGCCCACGTAATCATGCCCTGATACGATGCCGCCCGGTCTCACCTTCGGCGCCCATAGCTCAATATCCTGGTCGATATACGGGCTGTCATGGTTGGCGTCGATGTACACAAAATCAAGCGACCGGTCGGGCACTTCCAGCGCAGCCTTCTCGCTCATCATGTGCAGGAATGTCACGTGATAGGGACCCAGGCGGATGCGCGCCTGGTCGTGGTCGCTGGCCAGGTGTTCAGGGTTGGTGAAGTCGCGATACTGGGGGTAGGGCGTCCAGGCATCCACCGCGTACAGGTGCAGGCCTTTGATGGTCTGACACAGCGCTTCGGAATACGGCCCGCTGCCCACCCCGATCTCAGCGCCCACAGTGTAGCCAAGTTGGGCGAACAGGCGCGCCAGGGTCATCCGGTCTGAGGATGGGATCAGTACCGGATGAGCCTGGATTGTGCAGAGATATACGATAGGGTCGATCTTAGCGAATATTGATTGGCTGCCGCTGCGGCTGGCCTCGGTTCTCAAATCCATTGTTGCCCGCCCCTCCTCCAGTGCGGTCGAAGGCGCGTAAGATCATAGCGCCTACGTTGTCTTGTTCCTGCTGCTGCTCGCTGATGCGCTCTTGCTCAGTCTCCCAATCGTAGCCGAGCCGTTCGGATACGCTTTGCTTGGATACTATGCCCATCCTAAGATCCGCTTCCAGGTTCTCGCGCAGCACCCGCTGGTCTACCGGCAGCGGGTCTTCCCATTGAATCTCGCAGTCTACCGGCTCCATATTGGAGAATATGAAAATGCGCCGGTTGATCTCGCGCATCCCCCAGCCGTACAGGTTGCGCTTGGTCTCCAGCTTGTTCAGCGCATCGAAGAACAGCACCCGCAGGCCGAAGTTGGTCAGCGCCCCTACCTTATCCTTCATGCTGGTGATATCGGTATTGCGGGTGACATCGAAGATGATCTGGCGCAGGTTCTGAGAATGGGCGACCGCGCCAGGCACATCACCGACCGGTTGGAGTTGAAATATCTCAGCGGTGGGTGAGTTGACGTTAGGCATCTTGTCAGGCCCTACATCCAGGTCACCCTGGCTGTCATTGCGCCCCGACGCCACAGACCCGCCGAAGCCACGCGACCCGCGGAACGGGTGGGCGAACAGGCGGCTGATGCGGCTGATGTTGGCTCAGGCGCAATTCGACTTATCCTGCATCTCGATCACATCATCCGAGATGTCCGGCATCCCCCACACATTGCCCACCAGCGGCAGGTTCTGCCAGTGGATGATCGGCGGCTCCGGGTAGGGCCAGACTTCCTCAGAGACAACGCGCCACTTGCCGCCGGTCTCCTTGCTGTTGATCTCGTTGCGGATCAGCCAGGTGGTGAGCGGCTGGGTCAGGTCTTCCCAATTGCCGACCATGATCGTCTCCCGCTTGGCGACCTCCTCGCCGTCCAGGTCGGCGGTCTTGTACTGCGTGACATAGCGGATGACCTTCTCGTCATCATCCGGGTCAGTGAGCACGTCTTTGAAGATCGGGTCTTGCGGGATGATGCGCCAGCCCCGTTCCTCATCCGCCACCAGCTTGACGAACACGGTGCCATCTTCGCCGCCATACATCGCCAGCTTATGGAGCAGGATCGGCTTGTTGTTGGCCTCCCAGATATCGTCGATGTACTCCTTGACGCTATCATCGACGTCTTCACCGAAGTCGAACCCGACTTCCTTCCCGAACAGCAGCGAGATGCCCCGGTCCAGCGCCAGGCCCAGGAAGTTGCCGATGATGTTATCGTCATAACCTTCACGGGAACGGCGCAGGAAGCGCCGCTGCACGCCTAATCGGTAGTCACGCCGCATGACCAGCGAATTTGCCCGGTCGGTGTAGGCCGGAGAGTTCCCCCCTTCTAGCCATCCCACGATGCGGGATTTGAGCCACGAATTTAGGTTATCGATCAGTCCCATAGATACCTCACCAGTTAGAAAACGGGTCGTCTACCATCTCGGCGGCGATACCAATATGCTGTACGCAGTAGCGCAGGGCGTCCAGGCGGTGGAATTGTTCCTTGTCCTTGATCTTCTCGGTCGGCTGGCCCATGTCATCCAGCTCCCGGCCGTAGGTGCCGATCTCGTCCAGCACCCCGGCGCAGGTGTCGAACACGAACAGGCGCTTTTGCTTGAACAGGCTGTATACCCGGTCGATGCCCGCCTCTACATCCGACACGACCGGTTCCTGCACGTTCATGCCCGCCGCGTTCCAGTCCCAACGCTGCTGTTCTTCGCTCTTCGCCCCGCCTGCCCGGATCACCACGTTCTCAGCGGTCTCCAAATCCTGGATCTCGGCTACATGCTCGGCGCTGGACAGGCTGCCCACCATGCGCTCACGGTACAGGAAGAACACGCCCTTGTCCGGGTCTTCAGCGACCCACACCGACGCGTTATGCACCGCCCCGAAGTCGTTGCCGAAGTAGCGCGGCCATTGGGGCGGGATGGCGAACGGGCGCACGCGGTGGATATCGTCTTCGAAACAGTCGTAAATCATGCCGGCCGGCTTGGTGAACTCACCGTTGTAGAACATCTCGAACTTCCAGCGCGGCAGGGTGAGCCTGGCGCGCTCGTACTCGTCACGGGGGAAGGCCGGGTTCATGATGCTCTTGAATTGGATGGCGCGGTAATCCCGGTCGCCTGAGCGCCAGCGGTCATATATCTCTTTCTTCAGCCAGCCCATGTTATAGGGCGTGGTGGTGCCCAGCACCCGCCCGCGGGATAGGGACAGGCGCCGCTGCACCGCTTCCCAGGCTGAGAGGGTAAACTCATCCTGCCCGCACTCGTCCAACCAGGCAGCTTTAGCGGTGGCGCTTTCCAGCCCGCCGGGGGCATTGGCTGAGCGCAGCACGATGCGGCTGCCGTCTTTGTAGAGTACCCGGTCTGATGCCTGCCAGGTCCAGCCGCCCAGGATGCCAGTGAATACCCGGATCATCTCCGGCAGCATCTTGAGCTTGAACAGGTCATAGGTGGCGGTCACGGCCAGGTAGTCGCCGTCGCCGCAGCGGTCGATCTCACGTGCCAGCCACCACGGGCCGAAGGATGTCTTACCCGACTGTGTACCTGCTACAACGAAGGTGAAGCGCGCCGGGCTGTCCCAGGCCTGGGTCTGCCCGGGGTGGAGATGCAGCGTTACTTTGCCTTCGTTACTCTCGATCAGGTCCATAATCTTTGATAACTTCCACCATGCGGAAGTAGAACGGCTGTTCCTCGTTGTCGCCGGCCTTGGGCGCCGGGCCATCCATATGGGTATACAGCCACTTCACCGCATCGAACCAATCCGCCGGGCCGAACACCAGCTTAAGCGCGTTGCCATCCGCATCCACTCCAGGCAGGACTACTTCCCCTGTGGTAACAGCCTGCCAGATCAGCCGCGCCAAAAGGCGCCGCCCTGAGATGCGCTTGCCTCCATATTCAACGGTTTTACCGCCTGCCTTCTCCAACAGCTCGGTAAGCGCGCGGCTCTTCGGCGGTCGCCCCTTGGGGTTCCCGCTCTGGCCTGGCTTCCATGCTGTGGGCCTGTTCGACATTTCCTGATCCTTCCTGTATAACAGGAGCGGCCTTTACCGCTCCTCCACCTTCCCATAAATATCCACGCTCACCGCCCGGTTGCACTGCTCAAGCTGGATCAGCATCTGCTTGATGATCAGCCAGGCGTGATGCGGCGGCAGGATGATGGTCAGCTTATCCGGCAGCTCGCCGGTGGTCTTGTCCGGGTCTTTGGTCAGCACATAATCAGGCATCTATAACCCTATCGGCCCCGGGCCAGTGTAGCCCATCCCCCGCGCCCAATCGGTGATGGCGTCCTCCCAGCGCACAGGGATAGGCGGGGTATCTTCGCCCACCCACTCCGCCAGCTCGCTCTCGGTGCCATTCCACACGTTGATATCCACTACCCTGCCCTGGCAGCCTGGCGGTTTGTAGCGGTCGCCCGAACACTGCCACAGGCGGCAGGTGCCCAGGG